CAGCATCCGGAACCAGTTGTGCACGGCATGGTAGTCCACCGTGTTCTCGCCGCAGACCGTCAGCAATCCCCGCTGCGCGTAGATGCGATACGGAAGCCCATCGCGGGCCGTCGCTTCCTCGACCTTGTTCTCCGGCATGAAGAACTGTGTCGCGAACCAGCTGACGCCGTCCTTCTCGATCACGATCACTGCGGCCGTCAGGTCCACCGCCAGGGAAAGGTCGATCCCGCCAAGCGCGTAGCTGTGCCGGAAGTCCTCCAGGCGCCGATCCGCGCCGAAGCACTTCTTGATATCCTGGGAGCTGAGCCACGCCTGGCTGCTGTTCTGTTTGATACAGGCGAACTTCGTCAGGAACTCCGCCTTGTTGGCCAGGCTTTCCTCCGCCTTCGCGATCTCTTCCACGATGTAGCTGGCAGAAACGCTGACGCCCAGATTCGGGATACTCTTCTGCAACTCGCTCAGGTCGTTCCATTTGTCCAGGTCGTCGATCTGGTACAAAAAAGGCAGCAGGCGCTTTTCGCGGCTGTTGCCCATCAGAAATGCCGTACCACGTTTGAACAGTTCGTCGTAGATCCCGTCGTTGATGTAGTTCGCCGTCGTGATCGACAGGATCATCGGCTGTTCACGGCTGCCCATGGCGGAGGTCATCACGGCATACTGCTTAATGCCCTGGTCACCAACCCAGGCCGCCACTTCATCACATACCGCCAGATGCGGGTTGAAGCCATCCGACTTTTTCTCACTGAAAGGCACCTTCTTAATACTTGTATTGGTGCTTTCAATGTAGATGTCCATCTTCCGCTTTTTGGTGATCTTCATCAGATCCGGCTCCTGGCTGATGGACTGCCAGAAGTCATTGAACACGATATCTGCCTGGTCCAGTTTCGGTGCCAGGAAGTAGCAGTCAGCGCCGCGCTCCCCGTCAGCGTAGCACATATACTCCGCAATGCCGGAAGCAAGCAGCGACTTGCCGCACTTCCGGCCCATGCAGACGAAGACTTCCCGGTAGATCCGGATGCCTTTCTTATCCACCAGGCCGAACATACATGAAAGCATGGCTTTCTGCCACGGTTCCAGCTTCACCAGCTGCGGGGCCAGCTTGCCCTTCGAGTGATGGCAGAAACTCTCAAAGAACCGGATCGCCTTGTTTGCCTTCTTCTGGTCAAAGAAGTACTCTTTGTTTTCCAGGTCCTGGATGATCTTCTCATACAGCAGCCGGATCCAGTGGCCCACCGTGACGGACCCGTCCTCGATCATCTGGTAATACCGGAGAATCCAGTTCACTGCCGGCTGTTTATTCATTCAGGAACTCACTCAGCTTATCGCCCGCCGGCGCGGCCGTTCCCAGCTGCTCGATGATGTTCAGCATCACGCCCAGCGTTTTGTTGGCGACTTCGTTATATTTCGGCAGCTGAGCCGTCAGCGGGTTGGCAATCGGTACGTCATCGCCGTTGGTATTCACCTTAGTAATGATCAGCCCGCGGTCCCGGAGATCTTCCTGGATCATCTCGATCATTTCCAGCTGACCGGCGTATCGTTTCGAGGCGGAAACAAAAAGAATGTTGTCTTTCACACCGTACTGCTCAGCAAGCACCATGATCTCGTCAAAAGTCAGTTTCTTTTTTGCCATTTCCGTCTCACCTCCCGAAAAACTCAGCAAAAAAATAAAACTTTTACTAAAAGAGCCAAATTCGTGACTTCACGCCGGCCCTGCGGCCGTTTTGCATTTTTGGAAAAAACAAGGGGGCTATAGCCTGACGTGGCCGTTCGGATCACAGCGCCATCGACGCTTCCTATGCTGCGCTTGGTGACATTCCTCACAGAGTGCCATCAGGTTTGCATGGTTCAGCGTAATTGCCGGGTTGTCCAGGTTATCCGGCGTGATCGCCGTCTTGTGATGCACATGAACCGCAGGCTCAATCAGCCCACGGCTCAGGCACACTTCACAAAGGCCGCCTTTCTCCTTCAGGAAGCTGGCCCGACACTTCCGCCAGACTTGCGTCGTATAGAACCTTTCAATAGCAGGATCTGAGTGCACGCTGGACCCTCCTCGCCTTATCATGCGTGCGACCCGCGAAACCGGCGGAGATAGGACCGGCCCGCCCCCGCAAGACTGGCACACAAAAAGCACCCGGAGATGTCCGCCCCGGGTGCTACTTTGCACGGTACCATTATTGCATATATATTTAGGACAGTAAAGGACAGTTTGCACTGCTCATTACAATCTTGTCAGGATACCGCTTGCATAGTTCTCTTTCCGCCAGCATCAGATACCGTCGCACTGATCTGTCCGCCACATAGATCGCGTCAGCGATTTCATTCTGGCTGTATCCGTTGATGTACCTCAGACGCATCGCAGCACTAAGCCTCGCGTCTTCCAGTGTGTCGATCAGCGGAATCAGCTCTATCTGCATATAGTGCAGTTCATTCATCACTGCTTCGTATGCTTCCTTCAGCTCAGCAAGTTTGATCGCCCCGTCTTCCACCTGGTTTCTCCCGGATCCGCCGCGAGGCATCCCCGTCAGCACGGTCGTGATCTTCGTCGCCTTTGCCTTCTCCTGCTCGATCTGCCACAGCTTCCGCGGGACTTGCCGCATCAGCTGACGCATCCGGTATAGGTTCACCATGATATCATCCTCCTTTCTTATGGTTGCCTTTAAGTCACTCAATCCATGTGTCATAAACAGTTACTTCATAAACTCATCCTTAATCTACAACAATGCTTTGCAATCCTGTCACATTGTACCCAGCTTCTTTTAGTCTATCGATTGCTTCACGACATTCTTTGCACGTTAGTCCCGGAAAAGCAGTAGATAGCAAGCAAATAAGAGTATAAGCGTCTATCGTCATGTCATGTCTCCTTTTGGACTAATTCATTCTTCAAAATCAAAAAACGGAATATGTTTCCTTATTTTTGTTATCAGTAAATTCACCTTAATTGTTCGCCCCATTTCCGGGGCATTCTCGTCTTACTATTCCTTTGCAAAATGCTGTTATTGCTGTTGCTTCATCATGGCACACAGGACAGTTATGTTGCCTTTAACTTATTATCGTTCCCATCCATTTCGGATGATAGCAACTGGTACTTCTGCCAAGTCATCTGCAAACACATACGGACATTCTGCCCATTTTTCTTCTGTTCTTCCGTCTTCATAGACAATAATCCATTTATAAACCGTTGCACTCATTCGTTTCGCCGACCTTCCTGCGTTATTGTTGCCTTTAAATCAATAATTTTGCTTTCCCTTTTGCTATGCGGTATTTATCATTCGGATAAGCTGTCTTTAAATATGTGTAGCATCGCAAAGCACCTGTTAATCCTTGCAGGAAAAACCGCACTGAATAGTTTACCCATTTCCCGTCTTTTATTCTTTGGACAACATAATACTTCATCTGTTTTCCCATGCTTATACCTCTTAAAGCGTTATTTAACTTCCCTGTTTGATTTCAGCCTTCTCCGACCGCATCGGTCGCATAGTTCCGCTTCCTGCTCTTTCAGCAGGACAATGGCATCACGCACCAATTCAGCACATTGTGGCATCAACTCATCAAGAACAATTGCAAGCCGTTCAAGCCGTTCTAACAGTAATTCCCTGTCAGCCATTCCACTTCACCGACCTTCCCATTCAATGCGTTTTCCGCACTCATGGCAGAATTTCTGCTCCCTAAATAGCGTGTTTTTGCACACAGGGCAGAGAAACAGTTTATGTTCTGTGATAGGCTTAATCGCTTCCTGCTCTTTCATCATGTCAAGGGCATCCTCTTTCAGTTTCCTCGCACATCCGTTCCCGTAGTACGGGCAATCATCTACACACGATGTGAACCTGTACCCCGGCGGGTTATCTTGATCCCGACAAACTTCCAACCTTTTGATAACCTTATCCCTGTCAATCATCTTCGCAATACTCTCCTTAACCTGATCATTAAGCAGACCATTCTGCCATGGCATACGGGCAAAGCATATCGTTCCCGTAGTCATCCATCGGCGTTGTGGCCTCCAGCAGCTGATACAGTTTGCACTCCCGGCAGCTGTTCCCGTCTTCCGCGCAGCTGTGGCACTTCCACTTCGCACAGTCGATCAGCGCCATGCCTTCTTCCTTTGTCATCACTACGTTGGTGCTTCCGGGCGTCATCTTCGGCAGCAGCCGCATCTCGAAATCTTTCATCACGCCGTAGATCTGTTTCGCCTGGGCTCGGGAGATTGTCCCGATCAAATCATTAACAACTGACCGCAGTGATCCGACCGCCATCCGCATCCTCTGGTTACCGGCAGGCACACATTCCAGGCGGGTCTTGAGATCTTCCTGGGCATAAGCCGCCACGCTCAGCGCGGCCAGCATCATCCGTACTGCGTTCATCTCTCTCCGGACCAGGCGTTCGCACTGGTCGTCCGGCAGCATATAAGGCTCTTTCATTTCCGGAATACCTCCTCCCATGTCATCCGGCGGTACATCTCGACCTCCGGCTCTG